CAACTACTGGTTTAATAACATATAGTGATGGAACTACAGAAACTTATCAACTTCAACACAATGTTAGTTCAGAATATACAAACTATGTACATACAGAAACATTTACAGCCCCTGCAGGAAAAACCATATCAACAATTACAGTTCCAACAGACTATGATTATTTTGCAATTGATAATGTTTCTGCTACAAGCACAACTACCACACAAACAACTGTTACAGAAGATTTTCAAGTAAGATGGCAAGGTCTGTGGACACCTCAGTATACTGGAACACAGTACATCACAGCATCAGCAGATGATGGTACTAGACTATATCTTGATGGAGAACTAGTTATTAATGACTGGTTTGATAAAGGTGGGGGAGGTTCTACCGCTGATGTGCAGACCGTTGCTGGAGTTTCTAAGACTTTAGATTTTTGGTTTTATGAAAATGGTGGTGGAGCAGGGGTAAGCCTTCTTAGATATACTGATAATCTGGGATGGGCAGTTATACCTGGTTCTGAGTTTTCAACATCTACAGCAACACCACAACAAATTCAGGCTCTTAATACAGCACAAACAAACCTTCAGGTTGCACAAGCCACACTAGATATTTTAGAATCAGATCTTGAGACAGCAGAAGAAGATCTTATTGAAGCAGAAGAAAATTTAGAAGATGCTCAAGATGAATTAAACTCAGCAATAATTGCAGTAACAAATGCGGTATCTTCAATGAACACAAATGTAACAGCAGCACAAACTTTAGTAGTAGAAACTCTTGCTGCAGAAGAAGCAGAGAGAGCACGAATCGCTGAAGAGGCAAGATTAGCAGAGATTGCTAGACAGGCAGCAGAGGCTGCAGAAGCAGCCAGAATTGCTGCAGAACAAGCATATGCTGCAGAACAAGCAAGGGTAGCAGCAGAGCAAGCAAGAATTGCAGCAGAGGCTGCAGCGGCTAAGGCTGAAGCAGATCGTATAGCAGCAGAACAGGCTGCAGCACAAGCAGAAGCGGAAGCACAAAAGGCTGAAGCAGATAGAATTGCTGCAGAAGAAGCAGCAGCACAAGCACAAGCCGAAGCAGAAGCCAAGGCAGAGGCAGAGGCTAAAGCAGAGGCTGAAAGATTAGAGGCTGAAGCAGAGGCTGCTAGACAGGCTGAAGAAGAGGCTAAAGCAGAAGCGGAAAGATTAGAAGCGGAAGCAGAGGCTGCTAAAGAAGCAGAAGAAAAAGCCAAAGAAGAAGCAGAAGCCAAAGAAAAAGAATTAGAAGAGGCAAAGGCTGAAGAAGAGGCAGCACAAGAAAAAGAAGAAGAGTTAAAAGAAATACTTGAAGATGCAAAAGATGGAAAAGAATTAACAGAAGAACAAAAAGAAGTTGTCGTTGAAGCATTATTAGAAGACCTTAAGCCTGGAGAATCAATTTCAGCAGCAGAAATTAAAGCATCTGGAGTCTCATATGCAGACCTTCCACCAGAAACACCAGTTGAACTTCGCACTGATGAAAATGGTAATGCTCTTGTAATTACCGCTGCAGTTGCAGCAAACATTGAATTAGTTCAAGACCCAGGGGCATTGCTGGAAGCAGCATTTACAGATCCAGGGGCAGCACTAGCAGCACTTGGAAGTATTGGTGCAGATATGACTGAAGAAGAAAGAGAAGAAGCAACAGAAATGGTTGTTGCAACAGTTGTAGCAGCAGGAGCAGCAATTAATGCAGCAGCAGTTGCAGCAGGTGGAGCAACTGGGGGAAGCACGGGTGGAGGAAGTTCTGGTGGAGGTGGTGCTTCAGGTGCTAATTCACCAGGTTCAAGAGGAGGAAGAAAATGGTAAGAGTAATAAAAAATATAATAAAAGATCTAATTGATCAGGCATGGACTCTTCTTGGAATGTTTATTGCCTGGGTTGTATTAGATGGTAGTGCAAAAACGGTAGTTGGATATGGAATCGTAGCAACTACCGCACTTTGGATTTTAACTAGTCCAATTAGAAATAAGGAGGAAGAATAATGGCAAGAAAAAAAGAAGTAGACCTAACAGTTGTTGATCCTACCACAGGAGAAGAAGTTCTTGGTTCATCAGCAGTAACAAATCTTTGGAATATTTTTCTGAGAATTGTTGCAGTATTTGCAGCATCAGGACTATCAGTCATTGGTGCAGGTGCAGTGGTTGGTATTTCTACAGTTACAGCAGTAACAATGGCGGGATTGCTAGGAGTAGCAACTGTCGTTGAAAGACTAGCAAGATCATTCCTAGATGATGGAAAATTAAGTGCTGCAGAAATCAATGCTGCATTTTCTAAAGTAGATAAGCAGTCATAATATAAACTCTTTGACAACCCCTTTTAAAACTGATATACTTTAAATATAAAAGTTTTAAGAGGGGTTTATGAGTAAAAAAAACACAATTACTGTTTACTGGGCACCAGTCTTTGAGCCTGAACTAATAAATGAAGAAGACATTAAGTCCTTTTACTTAAAGCCAGAAACCTTAATGTATGAATTAGCAAAAGATAAAAGTAAAGATATGGGTCAAAATGGTCATTTTTTTACCTGCCCTGCTTCAAGTAATTATTTTAAAAATACCCATGTGTTTAAAAGTCCAGTTAGCATAAATTATTTTTATGATTTTACTGATGAAAAAAATCCAATTATTAATTCAGTTTTAGACAAACAGCCACAACTTCAGTTAATGAGACCTCCAACACTAAAGAATAAGCCAGTTCTTTTTCTTAAAATGGGGTTTATATTTTTTTCTGAAGAAACAATAGATTTAACTTTTACTCCTCCATTTTTAACAGAACCCAAATACACAAAATTTGGAACTGTTATTTCAGGATCCTTTGATGTTTCAAAATGGTTTAGGCCTTATACCCTTGAGGTACAAATGTGGAAGCCAAAAGGAAACTTAGTTATTGAAAAAAATGAACCACTGTTTTATCTTACAACAGAAACAAACAAAAGTATTGATTTAATTGGATTTAAATTAAATGATAGATTATTTAAATATATGGCAGACTGTGTTTCCGCACCAGAATGGCAAGGAAAAAATCTTCCTTTGTCGGATCGCTATGAGGTTTTTAAAAAATTAAAGATGGATAAGTTAATATTATCTGAAATAAAAAATAATTTGATATAGTTGAATTTGTCAGTTCAATGATGTATAATTGATGTAAGAGGGGTGGAGCAATGACTTGTATTGCAGTTGTTCGTGATGAAATAAATAATAAGGTTTACATGGCTGGTGATCGTGGTGCATCTGACGATGGAACAATTTTAGCATTGTCTAGTCCAAAAGTTTGGAAACTAGGACCTTATTTAATTGGTTATGCAGGCGCTATGGATGGTGAGCGTATTCGTTATAATTTTAATCCTTATGTTCCAGACATTAAAGACACTGACAAATTTATGCAAACTAAATTTATAAAACAACTTAAAAATTTTTATAATGATTTTTGGGTAGATACATCTAAAGATGGAGACCTTGGTTTAATTATTGCAGTTCGTGGAAATATATATGAGCATAGTTCTGCAGATATGTCTTTATCTAAATATACCTTGCCGTATTTGGCTATGGGTTCAGGTGCAGAATATGCCTATGGATATTTAAATGCTACAGAAAAAACAAAAGATGCAAGAAAACGAGTAGTGGGCGCTGTAAATTCAGCAATTAAATTTAGCCCATCATGCATGGGTCCAGTTGACGTTGTGAGTGTTTAGGGGTATACTTATAATATGAATCATTCACACGAAGAAGATTTATCTCCAGAAGAACAAGAGTTTGGTATCTGGCTTGAAAACGGTATTGAAAGAGGTTGGGTAACACCGCCATACTGCAATACTCATGATGGTGGATACGAATACATGGGGGAAGAAGAGCAAGAGGAATGGGAAGCAGGTGGCGACCCATGCCAACATGTCGTCAGATTGATGATATCGTAAAAACAGAAAAGGAATAAAATGAAAAAGGTAGTGGGACTATTAGCAGTAATGCTTGGCTTTGTTGTAATTCAACCAGTTCAGGCAGCACCAACAGATACAATTGCAATTATTGATACAGCGATTGATTCTTCAAAAAATGCAAATGTAGTTTATGAAGTTTGCTTTACACTAAAGACATGTCCAAATGGAACTTCTTTTCAAGAAGGAAAAGGTTCTGCTATGGTTAATGACTGGAAGGTAAAGGGCATTGATCACGGCTTCAATGTTTCACAGGCAGCAGTATTGGCAAATCCTTCTGTAAAGATTGTATTTATCCGTATTTCTGACATTAACGTTTATCCTACATTTAGTGCTATGCACAATGATGGAAGATCTTTGTCACGTGCAATTGAGTGGGTATCAAATAATGCTGCAAAGTTTAACATTAAGGCAGTTTCAATTAGCCAGTCAAGAGTTAACTTCACTGCTGGAACTTGTCCAAAAGATTTAGTTTTTGAGTCAGCAGTAAAGAATCTTAATGCTCAAAACGTTGCAACATTTGTTGCTACAGGAAATGATTCAAGAAAGAATCAAGTAGGTTTTCCTGCATGTGTTGATGGAGTTGTAGGTGTTGGAGCACTTCGTCCAACTGTATCAACTAGACCTTACCCTGAGTCATCCTATACAGCATTGGCAAACTATACAAATGTTGGTCCTGGACTAGACTTGGTTGCTAGAGGAGATGCAGATGTAAAGGCATATGGTGGATGGGATATTACAGTCACAGGAACATCAATTGCTACTCCAATTGCAGCATCCCTTGCTGTTGCAAAAAATGATTCAACAAATTGGAATGTGTTTATTTCTAGTTTGCCAAAGTCAGCGAATTACCAGTACATTTCAAAGTAGTGTATAATAGGTAGTGCACCTGCCAAATGGGGGTGCACTAACTTATTCGCTTGAAAGGGGAATAAAAATGGTAACACAATTCGCAATGGATCTATTTAATGATCCTTTTTTTATTGGCTTTAACAGAGAGTTAGGCCGTCTTAACAATGCACATAAGATCAATTCACAGTCATACCCTCCATATGATCTTCTAAAACTAGATGAAGATACATACAGGCTATCTATTGCGGTAGCAGGGTTTGGCAAAGATAATATTGATGTGTCAGTGGACAATGGAACACTTATTATTAAGGGTGAAATTGTTGAAGTAACAGATGCTGAGATTGTTCACAAGGGAATTGCTGGTCGTAAGTTCACACGATCTTTTGCTCTTGGTGAATATATGGAAGTAACTGGGGCAGAAATGAAGGATGGTATGCTACATATTAATGTAGATCGTATTGTTCCTGAAGAAAAGAAGCCAAAAACTATTGATATCAAAGTTGCTAAAAAGTAATCTTTAGGATATAATAGTAATACAGAATCAATAAATTTTATTGATACAGCCTGGGTACGCTGATAAAACTGCCCATTTACTTGATGGAGGAATAATGGCAGTAAAAGGTTCGGTAGAGGCAATCATTGAGGTTGCAAAGAAAGAAATTGGAACTATTGAAGGTCCAAAAGATAACGAAACAAAGTATGGCGCATGGATGAAAGTAAACTTCCAACCTTGGTGTCAGTCATTTGTTTCTTGGTGTGCAATGACAGCAGGGGTTGCAAAGTTCCCTAAGTCAGCATCAACAGTTGCAGCATCAGATCAGTTTAAGAAAGAAGGTCGTTGGGCAGATGCTCGTAATGACGATCCAACTCCAGGAGACTGGATTTATTTTGATTTTCCAGAAGATGGCGTAAATCGTATTTCACACGTAGGTCTTTGCATTAAGAACAATGGCGATGGAACTATCCAAGTTATTGAGGGAAACACTTCAGGAACTGCTAAGGGAGACCAACGCAATGGAGGAATGTGTGTTGAAAAGACTCGTGGTTATGTAAAGGATAATAAGAAGAAGTTGATGAATGCAGTTGTTGGTTGGGGTCGTCCAGTTTATGCTGGTGAAGAAAATGCACCATTGCTTTCAAAGCGTGATGCAGCACCTGCAGCAGCAACAACTTCTCCCGCAAAAAAGGCAGCACCTGCAGCATTTAAAACATTAAAGGTGGGATCAAAGGGGCAAGCAGTTAAGAATGTTCAAACACTTCTTGGTCTTAAGGCAGATGGTGATTTTGGTCCAGGTACCGAAAAGGCTGTCAAAGCATTTCAAGCATCTAATAAGTTAAAGGTTGATGGCATTGTAGATGTTATTACTTTTAAGGCATTAAAGGCTAAGTAAGTATGGTTAACTCAAAAAATGAATTTTTATTGCCAAAAGATTTAGAAGGACCTGGCATATCTTCTTATCAAGGAATTTGGGCTGATTCAGAAGAAACTATTTTTCAATTAGAAAATTATTACAATCTGGATTCTTTTGCGTCTTTAAATGAAATGTCTAAAGATAGTGATTCAATAAACCAAATACTAAAAAGATATACAAAAATACTTGAAATAACTGTTTTTGGGTATAATTTTCATTTTGGAGTTAATGAAGGATTTTATATAAACGAAGATTCTTTTGTTTTAAAGTTTGAAGATGGTGAAGAACGTCAACTTAGTTATGGTGGAGGCACACAAACTGGCAGATCAATGTGTGCAATTCTTTATTTAAATGATGATTATGATGGTGGAGAGATTGAATTTGTTAACCTTAATTTAAAAATTAATCCAAAAGCGGGAACACTTTTACTATTTCCAGCAAATTTTTTATATTCATATAAAGAAAATAAAGTAACAAATGGAACTAAATATTCAATTGTTAACTTTATTCACGATAGACCAATTGACGAAATATCTAAGCAAGTTTTGGAACAATAATGCCTATATATGATTACAAATGCACACAGTGCTCTAGTACTGTTGAATACAAAAGAGATTTTAGTGACAGCACTGAGCCTGTGTGTTGTAATCAAACAATGCAACGCCAATGGCAATCGCCAGGGGTACTTTTTAATGGTTCGGGATTTTATTCCACAGACAACAGAAAGAAGTAGTACAATATGAATACAATGATTGAACAAGAAGAGCAAGTATGGCTTTTAGACGCAACAGATCGTTGTGATAGATGTTCTGCTCAAGCATACGTAAAGGTAATTGGAAACTCTGGCGAACTGCTATTTTGTAGTCATCATTACAACAAGGTAGTAGATAATGCTGTGGGATATGACAAAATCATGAAGTTTATGGTTGAAATAATTGATGAAAGAAAGAGACTAGAAAATGGGCAATAATAAGCATCCATTTAATGCTACGCAAATTAAAGATGGCAGAATTGTTAAGTTAAGAAAAGATGGTCGCATTAAGGCTGACCTAGGTCCATATTATGCTAATCATAATAAGGTAAAACCAAAGAGAGTTGGCTAATCGTATGTATGAATATTATGTTCGTAAAGTAGAGAATGTCGTAGATGGGGATACCATTGACGTTCTTATTGATCTGGGTTTTGATATCCTATTTGCATCTCGTGTAAGACTGGCTGGTATTGATACCCCTGAGTCTCGCACAAAGGATATTGCTGAGAAAGCACTTGGTCTTGAATCAAAAGAATATCTTAAGAAGCATTTAAAGGATGCAAAGTCTGTTATTATTAAAACTGAGAAGATGGACTCATCAGAAAAATATGGGCGTATTCTTGGTTGGCTTTATGTTAATGGAGACACAGAGTCTGTTAATGATAAGATGATTAATGATGGATATGCTTGGGGATATATGGGTGACACGAAAGTTAAAGACTTTGATGCACTTGCTAAAGCCAGAAAGAAGTCTGGAAAATAATGAAACATGTAATGTATTTTACTGCTGAATGGTGTAATCCATGCAAAAGAATTAAGCCAATAGCGGAAGAACTAGAAAGAGAAGGTTTTGTTAATTTTCAAATAATTGATGCTGATGATAATCCAGAACTTTGTAAGAGTTTTGAAGTTCGTGGAGTGCCAACCTTTATCGTTATTGAAGACGGATAAGAAGTAAGAAGAGTTACTGGCGCACCTCCAACAAGAGAAGATTTTATTAACTTTATAGAGGGCAAAAATGGATCCAATTGATCAAACTATTGATGAATTAATCTTAAGTGGTGCAGTAGAGATTGCTGCAATTGACTCTATAACTGGAGAGCCTTTATATTCTTTTAGTCCTAAAATTAAAGAGGTAATGCCAAAATTATATGAGCAACACATGACAGAGGTAAACAGAGATATTATGGCATTATGGGAAAAGGGTTTTTTGAACATAGAAATGCTCACTGATAACCCATTGGTTACCCTTACAGATAAGGCTTTTATTAATGATGAGATCGTAAAAATACCAAAAGAACTTCAGTTAAGCCTCTCTGAAATTAAAAGACTTTTGGTTAAGTAATCTGCTATAATCAGAGTAGACAATAGGAGGCATCATGCCATATAAAGTAGGAGCAAAGGGTTCATACGGCTGTTCTGGCTACCCTGCAGTCAAAGATACTGGGGAAGTCATGGGATGCCACAAGACTAGAGCAGAGGCTGCTGGTCAAATTTATGCAATAAACCGTAGTGAGGGTAATATTGGCAAGGCAATGCCTAATCTTAAAGAAGGCGATTTTGCCATGACTGCACATGGTGGAGATGAAGAGTTTCACGTTGGGCAAGTAGTTCATGTCATGCGTGAAGGAATGCTTGGAGTTCCTGGTGGAGAATATACTCTTGAAGCGACACCAGAAAATCCTGCTGTAATGATTCAATTATTTGAGCAAGAAGAAGAAGGATTTTGGGAAGCAACAAGACTATATACAGCATGCATGATGAGTTTGTATATTCCAATTGATCCACTCCCAATGGAGCCAGAGATGTCAATTGAAGATATGCCTAACATGAATGCACAACCAGACTTAATGGATGCATATGATGCGTCAATTGGAAAAAATGTTTACAAAACCGTATGGGGCGGAACAATTTTTGATTTGAGTCAGTTTACAAAATAAAAAAGGGGTAGAGTATGAATGATTTAACAATTGAAGAACTTAAGCAATTGGTTGTTTTTTATAAGCAAAAAAGTTCGGATCTTGAGTTTGAACTTTTGAAAACACAACTAATGATTAATAGGGCAGTTACAACTAAAGTTCAACCAGAACCAAAAAACAAAAAGTCTGAATAAAAGGTCATGATGTGCAATATTTTTTGCTTGTACTATTGACATTGTGCCTTAGTTCCTATATAATTTATAGAGGAAGAAAAGTAAAAATTTTTCCAGGTATAGTATATAGCCAAAGCAGTATACATATCATGATAAAAAACTTTCTTCCAAAAAATTTATACGAAAGGCCTATGCAAAAGTCTCAAGCATTAAAACATGCAGAGAAAAACAGTGTAAAGGTAATTTTCATAGAGGGGAAAGCATATTGGGTAAGCAATAATATATTTTATTGTGCAGAAGCAATTGGTGGAAATGTAAATATAGATACAACAGAACCAGTTGATACAAACAATATGTCAAAAAGAGATATTGATAAGATGTTGTTTATATTGGACAACTTAAAGAATGGAAATGATGATGATAGTAGTAGTGCAGGGAACAAAAGAATTTAACGATTACCAGGTTTTTCTTCGTGCAATGGGAGTCGCTATGTCTGCTATGCAAGAAGAAGACAAAGAATTTTTAATATATTCTGTTGGTCCTGCAAAAATTAACTCAATGGTTTCAGAATTTTCTAATCTTTCTGAAAGAGGAATGAAGTCAAGAGGAAAAAAGATTAAATTTTTTAAGGTTCCTCCTTCTTATGTTGAAGAAAACATTGATTATGTAAATCATCTAGCATTTTTAAGCAAGCCAAAAGAACCACTTTCAAAGTTAGTCGCATTAGCCGAACTCAAAAATATTGAAGTCGGAATTTACAGATACTAAGGATATAAAATGATTATAAATAAATTAGAAACAATGGAAGCAATTGTCAAGAAGAATCGTAATCTTCGCTGGGATGGATGGAACGTAATGGATCTTAAGAAAACAGACATTGCCAGAACATCTCCTCAAGGAATTAGAATTAATGGTGAATGGTACCTAAACAAAGTTTATGTATTAAATAGTAATGGCTGGGATATTCCGAATAAATACAAGGAGTAACTAGTGAAGCAGCATTTATGGAAAGATGAAGCCAAGTGTCTTGGTTTAGAGACTAATTTATATTTTGATAAATATGAAGATGATATTGATTTAAGATTTAACATAGATAATTTTTGTGAGTCCTGTCCAGTTGCAAAAATATGTTTTGCTAATGGTGTATCTGGCAAAGAGTGGGGTGTTTGGGGTGGTGTATACTTAGAAGGTGGAGAAATCTCTAGGGAGTTCAACAAACACAAGACAAAAGAAAAATGGGGTGAGGTGTGGAAATCTCTGACAACGGAAATGAATTAACACCGTTTGAAAGTATTTGTGAAATACTTGCCGATTTATGGATTAATCATAAGCATGAAAAAACATTTCAAGATTTTATATCTTATAATGATTTAGGGTTGCCCCTTGCTTTTTTAATTGATTCAGAATTAGTCATACCAACCGAACTAGCAAAAAGATATATTGAAGAAACTTGGAACATTCTTCTTAACTCTCTTGAAATTGAAAATGATACTGGTTTTGAATCTTTAGAAGATTTGTTTAATTATTCTAAAATGGAAGAACAATAATGTATACATATGATATGCGTAAGGCTGTACACTCAATCATTCCTCCAAAAAATTTTGGTGTTCAAATTATTGACAATGATAGTTTTTTAACTATTAAACTTAATGAAATGGATTTTTTGCCTATGGCTCATGACGAAAAAATAGAGGCTGTTGAGTATGTTGCAAGAGTAAAAAAAGCATTAGAGCAAAATGGTGCAATTGTTTTGGTTACAAGAGAGGCAGTTAAATGAAAGATATTGTTGTAGTTGGTGGTGGCTCTGCAGGATGGATGACAGCAGCAATACTAATAAAATCTTTTCCTGAAAAAAATATTTATGTACTTGAAAGCAATGATATTCCACGAGTTGGGGTTGGAGAAAGTACATACGAAGGCATAAACCATTATCTTGAGTATTTAGGAATTGACAGAGAATCATTTTTTGAATATACAAATGCCACGGTAAAACTTGCAATTCAATTTAGAAATTTTTATAAAGAATCTGGTGAACCAGATTTCATTTATCCTTTTGGAGCGCCTACCTTTACTAAAGAAGGATCATCTTTAGATGATTGGATGGTAAGAAAAAATTTAGATAAAACTATACCAGTTACAGATTTTGCAGAGTCATATTTTCCAGCAGCACATCTAGTTAAACATAATAGGCTAACTGATAAAAACCATTATGGTAATTTTACACAAACTCTTAATACTGCATTACATTTTGACGCAATAAAGTTTGCAGATTGGCTAAAGAATAATTATTGTTTGCCACAAAATGTTAAGCAAATTGTAGGAACTATAGAAAAAATTACCACAAACGACAATGGTGTAGATAAGTTATTCTTGTCGGATGGAACAACTGTTTCTGCAGACCTATTTGTTGATTGCACTGGGTTTAAGAGTTTATTACTAGACAAAACTCTTAATGAAGAATTTATTTCTTATACTGATCTACTTCCTAATACAAACGCATGGGCAACACAAATACAGTATAAGGACCCAGAAATTGAAATTGAAAATGTTACAAGATGCACAGCCCTAAAAAATGGCTGGTGTTGGAATATACCTCTTTTTTCTAGATTAGGTTCTGGCTATGTATATTCTGATAAGTATACAACACATGAAGATGCACTTGAAGAATTTAAAAAATACTTAATGACAGAGTTAAAAATACCAAGAACAAAAGAAGAAGTTGAAAGCCTAGATTTTAGAAATATACAGATGAGAGTTGGTATTCATAAACGTACTTGGGTCAAAAATGTAGTTGCAATTGGTCTTGCTGCAGGTTTTATTGAGCCACTAGAAAGCAATGGGCTTTTTACTGTTCATGAATTTTTGTTCTGTTTAATCAAAACATTACAGCATGATAAAATTTCTCAATGGGATAGAGACGTATACAATAAGGCTACAAAAAAGATATATGACAACTTTGTAGAGTTTATTAGACTACACTATGCTCTTAGTTTAAGAGATGATTCTGAATATTGGAAAAATAATTTTAATAGAACATTTTTTAATGATGAAAACAGTTCAAGTGTTTTTAGTCACTTAAATGACATGGCAACAATTAAAATGAACTCAATAAGTTCAATGCCATTAAGAGGTGGAAATGGTTGGATTGCAACTGGGATGAACTATTTTATTCTTGATAGCGTTGCTTTGGCTTTTTCTGATATACTGTATGGTAATCTGGATAAGGAAAAAATAAAAATAGTGTTTGAAAATTTAGATAATAACAAAAAAATATGGGAAAATTTAGCACTTGAATCAGAAACTTCGTATCAATATATAAAGAGGAAATATCATAGTGAATAATGTAAATGCAATGTCAATGATAAAAATGGCTATTGGATCAATAAGATGTAAAAAAAACGGTCACAATCTTAATGAAAAAGTTTCATGCCCATTTACAGGAAAATCATATCGTGGATGCATGGTGTGTGGAAAGGTAATAACTATATGAGTTTAACGGTTATTCTGTCAGTTTGTCTTTTTTCAATGTCTGTTGCTTATCTTACATCAGTATATAATTTTAATAAACTTCGTTCTAGACATCAAAAACTTTTTATTGAGATGATGGTTCTTGAAAAAATAGTAAACGAATCTGAAGAGTTAAAGATTCAAAGCGATGAAAGTGTTCATAAGGAAAATTTTATTAAATTTTTATCTGATTCAAGAGATTGGGCCTATAAATATATTGAGGATGTACAGTCTGGGCTAAGTAATTTTATTGTTACCATTGAACCAGAGATTAAATATTTTAAAGAATTTGGTGGTGTTCTTGGTGAAAGTGCTCCAAATTATTACTCTATGAAAAAAATAACAGAAGAGTATGAAAAGTTAAAAACTTTATTGCCAAAAGAAGAAAACACAAATTATGAAAAATAAAAAAGTATTTTTTGTTCCTAGAAGTCAGATTGTTTCTGATATAAATAGGTATCCACAACCATCCAAAAAATATATTCCTGAATGGTATAAAAAAATGAGTGGATCTTATAAAGAAAAAAATGGTTTCTTAGTTCCTGGACCTAAAAGTTGTATGCCATTTTTAGATTCTTTTACAAGTGGCTATACAATGGAATTGGCAACAGATGTTGTTATTCAATATCACGGAAAAGATCCTAAAACAAACAGAGATGACATTAGTTATACTTGGGCTGGTGGTGGTAATAACCTTACGGAAAGACCTATAACAACAAGACAAGAAGAAACTGATGCACCTTTTGCTCTTCCAAAGTTTGACGGATACTATGATACAGAATTTCAATGGTATACCATGTGGGATACAAAAACGCCACTAGGGTATAGCACTGTATATCATCATCCCAATAATAGGTTTGATTTGCCGTTCCACACTTTTACTGGAGTAATAGATACTGATACCTGGAATGGTGATGGTCCAATTCCATTCTTATTAAAAGAAGGTTTTGAAGGGGTTATTCCAGCAGGTACACCGATTATACAGTTTACCTTCATTAAAAGAGAAAACTGGAAATCTGAAGCATTAGAGTTTGATCAAAAGAAAAGAAGAAGAGAAAAACATATGGTCAAAAGACATATTATGAATGGGTACAAAAAAGAACATTGGAAAAAGAAAGAGTTTGATTAATATGAAAGAAATATTTCTATCAACATTAACAGGTTTTGGATGTGGCGTAGTATTTGCTGCATTCAAATTGCCAGTACCAGCACCACCAGTTTTTGCGGGAGTCGCAGGAATTATTGGTTTATGGATTGGCTTTACAGTTATAACGAATATAATATCCTAGGAGGAAAATATATGAATGAACAAATTAAGGCACTACTAGCATCATATGGACGATCAGTCCTTGGTGCAGGCCTTGCACTATACATGTCTGGGGTAACAGACCCTAAGACTCTTGCTTACTCACTATTGGCTGCGCTTGCGCCAGTTGCATTGAGAGCACTCAACCCTAATGATAAGGCGTTTGGTCGTCTTCCAGATGTAGCAGAAGTTGATGCTGCAGTTAAGAAGGCAACCGTTAAGAAGGCTCCTGTCAAGAAGGCTGTCAAGAAGGCTGCACCAAAGAAGAAGTAATTCTTTAGGGAGGGATATGCATATCTAGCCTATCCCTCTCTTTTTTGGATACCATTATGTATATATTTCAAAATCAAATTAAACCTAAATCTAAGACTGCATTAATAATGTGCACCTATCTTAGATACAAGAACTTGCCCAAAACATATAGCGACCTTAATAGTCAAACTAATTTAGACTTTGATTTTTATATATCTGATAACTCAAATGGTGACCCACACATATTAAATACAACTAATAAATTTTTAGAATCTTTTCAGTATAATCTTTTTATTAAAGAACATCATAATAAATATAGTATTTTTAGTAGATTTATACTAGCAAAAGAACTTGCAAAAAGTGGATATGAAAAAATTATTATCATTGATGATGATGAAAGAATTCCAGCAAACTTTATTCAGGATTGTTATGATCAGTATGAAGATAATACAGTTAAGTCTTTTTACGCACATAAAATAATTGATAACTATTGGGAAAAGGTTATGTTGAAGCCAGGAGAGTTAGGAAACTACGCTGGTGGCGGTGGACTGATGTGTAATGCAAAACTTTTTTTGCATAAAGACTTTTTTAATTGTCCAAAAAAATATTATGTACTTGATGATTTGTGGATTTCATATTTTTCTAAAGAAATTGCAGGATATAACATTAAATTACTTAAGACAGATATTAGGTTTATACACGATAATCATGCAACAGCAAAAGGACTAATAAAAGAAAAACAATATTTTACAGATAAATACATACTGAAAAAAGAGTTAAATAAATGAAAATTGATCTAAGAAAATTCCCAACTTTTTACATTAACATGGATAAACATCAAGATAGAAACACTGACATGATAAAACTTGGCAAAGATGTTGGGTTTAATCAATACTCAAGGTTTTCAGGTATTGCTATGCCAAAACAACCAATGGCGGGATGTGCAAAGTCTCATTACGGAATTTTAGAAAACATGAGCAGTCCAACAATAATACTTGAAGATGATTGTGTTATTAAAAATGATTCATATGTTTTTGAAATACCAGACGATACTGATGCTTTATATCTTGGTTTGTCTGGATGGGGTTTTCTTAATAGCGAATCTAAACTAAACAATTTTTCTTATCAAAAACATACAGATTTTTCAGGTATTTATAAAATAAATGGAATGCTTGCTACTCATGCTATATTATACATATCGCCAGAATACATAGAGTTATCAAAGAAAATTGCTAAATGGTCTGGAGATAATAATCAGCATATTGACCAAGGTTTTGCACTTGTTCAAAAATATTTTAATGTTTATGCTTTAAAGAAACCAGTTTTTTATCAGCACAGTAATACAGCATCAACTAATATTATATTAAGAGGAATGAATGGCTAAATTTGGATCTTTATGGGTAGGAAACCCAATGACAAAAATACAAGAAGTATCTTTATCTTCTTTCATATATCATGGCCACAACCTTACCCTTTATGTATACGACATGGATATGAAGGTCCCAGAGGGCGTTCAGAAGGCTTTTGCGGGGGATATTATGGATGAGTCTGAGATGTTCCTAGTACAGAATACATATGCAGCATTCTCTGATTTATTTAGATATAGGATGATTAAAAAGACTGGTTTGACATGGGTAGATGCTGATACTATTTGTTTATCACCTGACTGGGACGGGCTTGGATATACCTATGCTTGCCTGGAAAATGATACAGTGGTTGGTGGTGTTCTTGCTTTACCGCAAGATTCTCCAGCATTAAATTATTTAATTAAGAAGTCAACTCAATTTGATAAAACAAAGATTAAGTGGACTGATGTTGGTCCAGCCCTTGTAGACAAAGCATTTAGATCTTTTGAATTAATGGAACATGTTCAGCCAATGGAAGTTTTTTGTGGAGTTCACTGGTCTCAATGGGAAAAATTATGGAATCCAAAACATACAAAAGAAATTAAATTATTAGAGAAAACTTCAAAAAGTATTTCTGTTTATCACTCAATGACAACTCGTGGAGGAATAGACAAAAACTATTTTCCACCAAAGTCTGCAATGGAATATTTTTATGATAAATTCGTAATGAAGAAGTGGGGATAATATGAATAAGATAAGTATTGAATATGACAAAGGGGCAAACTTCCTGTCATCATTAATGAAGAATTATGGAAGCGACAAGGGTTCTCCTCATGAGGTAGATATAACACCTTCTGGTTGGATAGCGAATAGATACACAGACATATACCATATATTGTTTGCAACAATTCGTGATGATGCTAAGAAGATATTTGAATGTGGAATTGGCACAAACAATGAAGATATACAGTCTAATATGACTGCTAATGGTGTCCCAGGGGCTTCACTAAGAGGCTGGAGAGATTATTTCTGGAATGCTCAGATATATGGTGCAGATATAGATGACCGTATTCTTTTTGAAGAAGATAGAATTAAAACCTATCAAGTTGATCAAACAGATCCAGAATCTATTAATAATATGTGGGAGCAGATAGGTGAATCAGATTTTGATGTTATTCTTGATGACGGCCTTCATGAGGCTCATGCCAATATAACACTGCTTGAAAATTCGTGGGACAGGCTAAAGCATAATGGCATATATATTATTGAGGATACATACTATACACATGAACCAATAAAGAAATACCTAAAGGAAAAGGGGTATAACTTTATCTTGGTAACCTTTGACAATACTGCCAGTTATTGCTTTGTAATATTTAAAACTACAGTCTAAGTCTGATTAAATAGGGTATAATGGTAGGATGGCTGATACATATACTCCAAATGCTGGCATGAAGGCTGCTGCTAGACGTGCTTTGAAGTGGAAAGAAGATGGCAAAGCAACTGGTGCTGGAACCCCTGTAGGCTGGGGAAGAGCAAGTGATATTGTTGCAGGTAGATCAATGTCTCTTGATACAGTTAAAAGAATGTATTCTTTTTTCTCCCGTCACGAAGTAGACAAAAAAGGTAAAGATTTTTATAATACATCTAATCCATCCAATGGCCGTATCATGTGGGACGCATGGGGCGGAGATGCTGGTTTCTCATGGTCAAGAGCAATTGTAAACAGAAATAAAGAAGCATCTGATCTATTTATTAATTTTGGTAAGTTTATTCCTGGAGCAGAAAGATTAACAGAAGTTTTTGATTTATCTAAAAAAGAAAATTACGGTGGTGTAATTGGAAACAGAAAGGGTGAACCAGCAGACAAAGAACTGTATGCAAGAGTAATTGCAGCAGCGAAGAAAAAGTTTAAGGTTTACCCATCAGCATACGCTAACGGCTGGGTAGTGCAAGAATACAAGCGCCGTGGCGGAACATATAAATAAAAGTACCCCTGGCAGGATTTGAACCTGCGACCTACACCTTAGAAGGGTGTCACTCTTCCACTGAGTTACAGAGGTTTGGAGCCTTCTGTCAGGATTGAACTGACGACATCTCGCTTACAAGGCGAGTACTCTACCACTGAGTTAAGAAGGCGCATCTCCAGAGAGAATTGAACTCTCGTTTACACCGTGAAAGGGTGTTGTCCTAACCACTAGACGATGGAGACTTGGCTGGTCTGGCAGGCTACGATCCTGCGACTTCCGAATTAACAGTTCGGCACTCTACCAACTGAGTTACAGACCAATAGTACAACAGGTAGGACTTGAACCTACGATAACCGAATTATGAGTTCGGGGCCTTGACCAACTTGGCTACTGTTGCTTGTTAATTATATTATATCCTGCATTATCTAGGTTGTCAACTATTGCATTAACAATAACTTCATAATCTATTTCCATAATAAAATGATTTTCTATCTTGTGCATGTTTATTGCAATTGGTGCATGATGTTGCAATGATTTAGATATTATTTCTTTGTAATCCATTATTTACTCTTTGGCTTAGGGTTTCTGCTTTCAATAAGTTCAATTATTCTATCAAGACCTTCAGAGTAAGTCATTGCATCATCTTTAGCCCAAAATAAAGTACCATCTTCATTAAACGAACTGCCCCTGTATTCAAGATATTCTTTTTGTATTTGTTTTATTATGGTAACTAATTGTTTTCTTTCCCATTTAACTGCTTTTTGACAGCCACTACATGGACAGGCCCAATCTCCACGGTCAGGTGTTTGATTTGGATCAGCCATTATCTATCATGCTTTCCATGAACATAACCAACAATTATTCCACAAATAAAACCTATTACAAGGTCAATTACTTCCACTGTTTTCCTCCTCATATTTTTTAAAAATTGTATTACCAATTATCATGTAATCTATTGGAGAACTATAAAATAAATCAATTGCATTTTCAGGATATCCAGCAATTGGTTTTTTATTAACATTTAAACTAGTATTTAAAATTATTGCACATCCCGTAATATTGTAGAACTCTTCTATTAGTTTTCTAAAATAGCCATCATCTTTTTCAACTGTTTGTACTCTGCAAGTATTATCAACATGTGTAATTGCAGGAAAATCTTTTACAATAAAATTATTTGTAAATAACATATAAGGATCTTTATTTTCAAACTCAAAATAATCTTTTATATTTTCAGACAAAACTGAAGCACCAAATGGTCTATAAAACTCTCTGTTTTTTACGGTGTTTATTATTTTTTTCCCATCTTTTATTCTGGGATCCATTAGTATAGAGCGGTTCCCCAATGCTCTTGGCCCAACTTCTCCATGTTCTTGATACCAACCAACTATTTTACCTTCAGATAGTAACTGTGCAACCATTTTAATTGTTTCATCAGTTGGTTTGTCTTTTGGTGCAATATCATTTTGGCAGTAAGGAAAGTTTTCTAGTTTAAACTTTGGTAAATTATTTAACTGTCTTAAAAGTTCAATTGCTCCTAGGCTTGTTCCTTCATCACTTGAATGTGGAGCAACAATAAGGTTCTTAAACTTATTTAAAATTTTTGTGTTCCATACAACGTTTTGAGCCACACCACCAGAATATGAAACAACATCATCGGTATCTGCGTATTCTAAAAATAAATTAACTATTAAATCTCCAACTGCTTCATGAACCGTTCTAATCCAATCAAGTTTATTGTGTGCAGCAAGTAGCAGATCGCCTTTATGTTCAATCCATCTTTCAAAATTAAAAATCTGATTTACTTCATCAATTGAATATTCTTTTGTTTTGTTTAAAAAATCATTATCTACTTTTCCATAAGACTGCAGCCCCATAATTTTTCCAGCGTTATCATGAATATTATTAGAATTAACTCCAAGCATCGGTCCAATTTCACCCATAGTAAGACCAATAGATCCGTTTTCTATTCTTCCATACCGAACAATTTTGTTGTTTTTAAATACAGTATAGGTTCTTCCTTGACCAACTCCATCAATAACTATTTTTGTTGATGGCAAATTATTTTCATCTTCTAGCATCCAAGTTGACATAGCATGAGCATAGTGATGATTTAAATGCCATAACTCTTTTACTCCATGAACCGCAAACATATTTGCATGGTCTGGAACTTTATAATAGTTTTTGTTATAATCTCTTAAGGCCTCAAACCCATCAGGCTCTTTACCACCATTAAACTTTGTGGCATCATAATCAATTGCTACTTGATCAATTTCTTTAATTTCAAAGTTAAATAATTTTTCAGCATCTTTTATGATTTCCCAAATTGTTTCATACCAAAAATGTTTTTCTTGTTTTGTTCTTTCAAATTTATGATAATATAGTTTTTCTCCATCAAAATAAGAAACATTGTTATCGTGATACATCAAACTAATACCCAATAACTTCATGATTCCCCCAATTAAATGTTTTTGTTTTTATGAATTGGTTTGTTCTAAAACCATTCCATCATATTCTATGGTATGGGTGTTATCTTCATTGTGTATAATTGAATCAACTTCATGAGAGAAGTACCACATTTCTTTACAATCAGACGAAGCGCATCTGGTTAGAAACCAAACCTGCTTTCCATCTTTTTGTACTCCGTCTGTAAAAACTATATCGTCTGGTAAATTATTATTCATATATACAGTATACCATCATTCTTCCTTGAATACTTCATTTTTTCCTTGAACAATAGAACGGCATGCCTCAAACGCTTTGCGTGTTCTGCGACTTTTCAAGAATCCTTTGCGTTCCCAGATTTGCTGGGTAAATAAAATATCTTGATCTATTTGGTATCTTATTTCTTTTACCGTAGTAACAATAAGATCCATTATTTTTGTTTTTTGTTCTTCTGTTAGTTCTTCTGTCCAGTCTACCATTGCTTCTTCTTCCAGTGTGTGTTTTTATACCATCCCAAAAAAACTGTATTTGCTTTTTCTGTGTTTTTAAAACCTTCTTCCAATATCTTATTGTTTTCTTTTAATTCCCATTTTTCATTTTTAAATGGTATTAGTTGTGCAATTGGGGTTCCTTGATGTATTACTCCCTCAAAGTTTTCTTTTAAAAAAAACGGAATACTTCCATGAGGTGCTAAAACATAACCACCCTCAAGAACTCCACTTAGTGTATAAAAAGGAAGATCGTTTCTGTTTAATGGGTGTGTAAACAAAATACTGTAGTCTTTAGGAACAGTGAAGGATCCAAAAGTTTTCCACACCCAATGTTCGTTAGAGTATCCATGAGGCACTGGCAAAAAGGGATTACTTTGTGGATTTCTTTGATCTACTAACTGATCTCTATTTCTCCAAAAAAATGCCTGCTTGCCATTTTTAATAGAAACCATTATGTCTGCAGGTAAAAGTAAATGATATCCAGTTGTTATTGCTTCTAAAAATGGTGTACAGGCCTTAAATGTTCTGTCATCAACTTCTGAAAACTTTCCACTTAAAAATTTTGGAGTTTTCTTGTACCAGTCTGGCACAGTTGCAGATGCCTGCTTTACTGTTGGAAAATCATTTTGAACTATAGAAGCATGCTCAAATGTTGGTTTATCTTTTTTAAATATCATTATTATCCAAACTCATACATTCCTATGTGTTTTGCTACTGCGTATGGAGCCAAATAAACTTTGCCCCCAGTTTTTATCCAGGACTTACAAAAATAATAATCTTCTGATAAAAGAGTGTTTGTTTCTTCATCAATTTCTAAACTAAAAAAGTTTTTTGTAGTTTTATCTTCACTGTTTTTAAACATTAAAGAATTATTTGTATAAGTTTCTGCATCTATTATATCAAATACTTCTCTCTTTATCAGCATGTATCCCGTTCCAATTCCAGAAACTTCCTGTACTTCATTGTTGTCAAAAAAATCATTATTATTTTTTTGTGTAAAGACATAATTAAATCCATTTTTATGAAAATTAGAGTCTCCATTAAGCACGGAAGACCTAATCTTAATCCAATCAATCTTTTTTAAAGGATATAAACCACCAATAATATCTCTATCTTCTTTTACTAATCTTATAACGTCTTTTGCATTAAAATAAATATCTGCATCAATAAAAAGTAAATGAGTTGAATCTGATTCTAAAAATAATTTTGTAAGGTCATTTCTTGCACGATTAATTAGTGATTCATTATATATAAAAGCAGTTGAAAGACCCCATCCTTCTTTTTCAATCTCTTGCTTTAGTGCTAATATTGCTTTTGTGTATTCTCCACTGCACATGCCTCCATACATGGGGGTTGCTAAGAATATGCTTGGTGTTTTCACTTGTGTCCTTTCATATGTCTTACAAGTGTATCACTAGCCATCCTTGATCTTGACTCAATTTCTTTTTTGCATACTGGACATATAACTATTTTAGCCATAACTACTCCCACTCTATGTTGTTGATACTAAGCCAATCAAGATAGTTAATGATCATATTCCGTTTTCTTCCATATACTTTAATCTTTCTTCATATTTTTCCCAGTACGGAATATTATTTTCATCATAATCTGATCCAAGCATTTTTACAACTGGATCATTTTTTAACTTTTCTGTGTAATATGTATCTAATTCATAAACTGTTCCCCACTTATAGTATGGTTTGTAAAATAGTTCTGACATAAAAGAATGATATTTATTTGTAAAACCCCAATCGCCTGCCTCATCTAAACGTATAGCCTTAATTAAATGGTAGTGACCAAAAATTTCACAAGAGTTAGCAAACCATCTAAGCGGAAGTATCTTCGTCCTGTGTTGCTTGGTAAACCTCTCCAGGAACCCATCGTACTCTTCCATATTTATACTCTCTTTCATATCCAAGTGACTTCCAGTCCATCTTAATAATCTTAGGCTCTTTTGGCATTTACACACCAAATGTTTTCATCTT